GCGTCGGCCGCTGAAATCGCTTCGTTCAACAATTGCTGTCTAACACGGCCCGAAAGCATGTCAAGCGAGAGCAGCCACCTGTGCCAGCGGGGATCGCGGTCGACGTCGCGGAAGTTCGGCACCGCGAGCTCGAGGCGCTGGTCCAGGTTCCGCCGCGCCTCGACCGCGAGGCGCCGCTGCATCTCGGCGTTCTGCTGCTTGATCTCCTGCAGCTCGGGGCTTAGCGCCTGCGCGGCGGCGCGCTGGGTGAAGTTGATCAGGTCGCTGCCGTAGTTCTGGACGTCCTGCTCCGTCACGTAAGCCGGTGGCGGCGGCAGCGAAGACGGTGCGGTGCGCCCATTGTGATAAACCGTCTGCTGGGTCTGTAACAGTTCGTTACCGAGCTGGGTCATCTGCTCCTGCATCTCGGCGAGCGTCTTCTGCGACGCGTCATAGCGCCCCTTCATCGCCAGATAGCGATGCTCCCAATTCTCAGGCTTGGGCTCGGAGGAAGGAGCGGGTTCCGCAGGCGCTGGCTCAGCCGGTGGTGTGGCTTGGGCGGCGGGAGCCGGCGCCTGCGGAGCCGGAGCTTCCGGCGGCGGGGCAGAGGGTTGCTCCGGCGCGGGCTCAGCAAGCTGGCCTTTCTTGTTGTAAAGCGCATCGACCGCCGCGGCACGCTTTTTCACGGCGTCGGGGATCGAGTCCGGATCGATCGGCAGTTTCGCCATCGGCTTTTCGTCGACGGTCACGTCAGCCATGTCTTATCTCCTCCAGGATGCGCAGCAATTTCTTGCATTGCTGGGCGTGGCCCTGCATGACCGGCAGATCGCCAGTCGCTTGCACCATCAGGTCGGTGGTTTGGGCCGAATAATTAGCAAAAGCAGCGACGAATTTCTCGTACTGCTGCGGGGCCGCGTTCCGCAGGAACCGGGTCGCTTCAGAAATTTCCTTGGTCGATACGCTCATCTCGACAATGTGCGAGCCATCACCCGCTTCACCTCGATGTCGAGGAATTCCGGCAGCACACCAGAATCGTCGCGCAAACGACGGCGTATTTCGTCATGAAGAAACACGAGGTACCTGTAGAATGCAATGTCGTACCACTCTACCAGACAATCGATCGTCTGCGGTGACACTGTCGTTGTCACCCCGGCGGAAAGAGTTTTTGCGCGTTTCGTGCTCATTGCCCTGGGTCGGTAGGGTCAGGCACCCCGGGCGGGGTCCCGGCCATGGGCGGGCTCGAGCCGAGCGGTGGCCCGCCCAACGGCGGGGCCGGCATCTGCGACTGATCGCTGGTCGGCTGCGGATCCGCAGGAAAGCTACTCTGCGGCGGCGCCATCGGGTTCATAGGCCGCTGAGACGAACCCTTGCCGACATGCTTGACCACGCGGCCGTGCTTCGAAAGGGGGGTAAGATGCTTCTTAAATGGTGCCATAGGGTTTTGGCCCTCCGTAGCCGATGCCGGCGCCCTGGACGCCGAAGTTCGGCGCTCCCGAAAGCGGCGTGCCGCCCTTGCCGTAGTCACGGGTGGAGATGGGCTTGAGCCGCGGGGGCACCGATACGGCCTTGGTGGGGTCGATCGGCTTGGGCGCCTTCGGCATCGGCACCTTGGGCATGCGCGGTCCCATTCCTCGTGCCATCAGCGGGCACCTGTTTGCCCGGCCGTCGCCGGCACTGACGGATTGAATCCGAACATCTTGCCTGATCCGCCGCTGGCGAACTTGGCACCAGGAGCGCTGCTCTGATCCTTGCCGGTGTCGCCCGGCTTGTCCGGGCCCGCCGCCTGCGGTCCGAACATGTGATTGTCCGAACCCCCTTTAGCAAACTCGACATTCTTTTCGGATTCCACTTTCGACTTCTCGGCCATGTTTGCCTCCTGCTGGTTTCCACGCATTCTACCGTAACCCCATCAATCGAACAACAGATCGAGGATGACCTCGTGTCTCGATCCGGCCGGCTGTACCGGCACGTTAACCGTGACAACCGGACTGTCGAGGGTCGCTGAATCAGCTCCAGCGATCGCCACGACACCTGTCGGAGGCGGAAACTTGCTACTGGAAGACGCCCCGCCGAACCAATTGACGATAGCACCTGCTACGCTAGTAGGACCGCTGGTCCCGACCCAATAAGGGCTGATGTTCAAATTAAACGAAAACGACGTCGAGACCCCATCCGCCACTGCCCACGTCATGACCCGAACAGCTTTTTGAATCGCCACCGCAACCCCCCTCAAGCCACGAACGTCATCATGCAGTCGCCCACCCCGGAGCCGAAGGCGTTCGTCGCTTGGCATCTGACGACCGCGTAATCGTCCGGATTGAGCCTGCCCGGCGTCGTCGAAGCCGGAATCAGGTTGCCGTACTGGTCGATAGTCCACCAACCGGATGTCGACGTGCCATTCAGCGTCTCGGAAAAGATCGTCCAAGTCGGGGGAGGCACCATCGTGGTGTAGTTACCGTTGCCTGCCTGCATCTGGACCACGGCACTGCCGGGAGGATTAGAAACCATATCGGCGATCGATGGGTTCATGACCGCCCCGGTGACGATCGGGGCGAACATCGCGCCCAAAGCAGCCATCAGATCCGACCCGCCGCCCGATGCCGCAGCATCCGCTACATCCACAATGATCTGAAACACCCGGTCAGCAGCCTGCACCACAGGCGCCGCGTGATTGCCGGATCGAAGCTTGACCCAGTTGAAGCTGTCGCCCGAACCAGTCGGCATGACCACCGCCGAATTCGGCGTCACGGCCGGTATGATGACTTCATTGGTCGCGTAAGTTTCGGCTATCGTATGATACAAGTCGTGAAAAGTCGTATTGTCCGGCGACGTGCAAAACGACAACGATGCCGCCCCGGTCCAACTCGGTGGCATGATGATGCGAACGACCCTGCCAGACGAACAATCAACCGCATTCGATACCGACTGCCCAGCCGGAATGGTCGCCAATAAGGACGTCAATGCCATAATCCCCTCCTATTGCAGCCTAGGTATGTGCAAAGCACCATTACCAGTAAACTGCAACAACAAACCGATCAACACGATCACACCGATCGCCACCATCACGATCATCGCAATTTTCCGCAACGGCTCCGGCAAGGCGACTTGCTGCAACAGCCACCACAGGAAGATGCAGACGATGACGATGATGACGAGATAGACCAGCAATGCGACCATATCAGCCTCCTATTCGCCTATTGGCGGGGGCACGTCGCTGAAAAAATACAGCGCAAGCACCACGATCACGAGGGCCACGAATATCGCAGCGGCACCGTACATCGAACGATCATACCGCATGGCTAACCCTCTGGATCATCGACCGCCTGCGGCATCGGCTCCGGGATCGGCCGAATGACCTTGTCCGGCTTGCCGTCGTAATCGTCATCGGTGATGTTCTGAAACAGCAGGGCCTCGCTGGCCCGCCGACGGGTCAAGCCAGACAGGACCTTCCCGCCGCCCTTGTTCCACTTCTGGAATTCCAGCGCAGCGCCTTCGAAATCCCCGGCGTTTACTTTTTTGAGGAGAGTGCTTTTGGCGAGATTTCCTTCTCCGCAGTTGTAGCAGAAGGAGACGAGGGCGTCGAACTGCCATGGCTCGAGAGGCACTTTGACAAGTTTACGTACAGCTCGCTCAAACGTCCCCATGTCTTCCAGAAACGCTTGATCGCACTCTTCCATCGTCCATCGAGAGTCGGCATTGAACTCTCTCCCGTGATGATGAGTATGGCCCCAACAAATTGTGAGAACTCCAGCAGGGCAACGGTACGGTTGATAATAATCGCCAACTTTCTTCAAACAGCCTTCGTAGTGCTTGATTAAATTAGCACCCGCAGAACTCAGGCTGCGATCCTCGTTCATGGATTGATGTTCAACCTCTTAGTCCCGTACATCGTACGATCATAGCGCATGGGCGCGCCTCTGTGCTATATTGCGCAGCGGGTCGATGTGTTCAGCATCGAGCCCGCCACTTGACCTCGAACCGCAGGAGCGGAACGATGCCCAAGCCGATAGATATCACCGGTAACTGTTTCGGGCGACTGGTCGCCGTCAAAGAAATCAGTCATCCACGATGGCTGTTTCATTGCGAATGCGGCAACGAGAAAATAATAGACAAGCACAACGTTATTCGCGGCAGCACGGTATCGTGCGGTTGTTTCAGAGCCGAAGCTTCTTCTGCTCGCCTCCTCCGGCATGGACACACGATAGGAGGAAGGTCCAAGACCCACGCGGCGTGGACAGCTATGCTGGAGCGATGCTGCATTCCAACTCACAAGTCCTTTATCCACTACGGCGGGCGCGGAATTACCGTTTGCGACCGCTGGCATAGGTTTGAAAACTTTCTTGCCGACATGGGCGAAAGTCCAGCCGGCCGTAGCCTTGATAGAATAAATACAAACGGAGACTATGAACCCGACAATTGTCGTTGGGCCACGAGCGCTGAACAAGTTCGAAACAGACGATGCAGTAAAATAACCGCCGCGGATGCAGAACTCATTCGAGCGGATATCAGGCGTTACAGAGAAATAGCACATACACATGGCGTCTCGGTTTCTCTTGTCTGCATGATCAAAAAAGGCGATATCTGGAAATAGTCCTATTGAGGATTTATCGAGAGTTTTTTGGTCATCACGTCAACGATCCTATCGATGCTTCCCTTGTTAGCCTTGGTCTGACTCTCCAATACCGTCAACCGGCTATCGACCGTCACCAAGTGCGGCGAACCGCGAATCTCCAGCGTGCTCACCCGCGTCTCCAGCTTGACCATGTAGGCAGTGATCGACAGGACCGCAGCGCCGATCGCGATGCCCTGCGCCACCAGGAAATAAACCAGCGCCTGGTTGTCCGCGAACCATGAGCGGACGCTCGTCATCATGGCTCACTTCTTGCGGCCCAGCTTGGCCTGGCCCTTGCGGTCCTCGGCCTTGTCCTGCGCGGAAGTCTCGTAGTCCTTGAGCGACATGCCCTTGCGCTTGGCGCCGCGCTTGTCCTCGGCCAGGTCAGCCTTGGACCCCTCGTAACCCTTGCGCTTTCCAGCCATCGGCGTGCTCCGTTGCCCGATAGTTTGAAAACATGGACGCATCATGATTGCAGGGACCATACCACCGGATTGGTAGTTCCGGGTAGCGTTCTTCGACCCGCGCCAGGGTATTAATTTCCCAACTCAGGTTACCTGTCTCCCGCAGATGGCGCTTGCATTCGTCCCTCATCACGGCGGCGAGCGCGGCGGCGAGCTTGCGCGGCACGACCAGGAGGCCCCCGCAGAATCTCCACATCGGGTAGCGATCGTCGTATTGGTAGTTCCTCTCCCAGCAGCCGGGGATGGCGATGGCTTCTTCGGCCTCGGCGCGGGCCATGAAATCCTCGATCACGGCGGCGGTCATTCCCGGCAGATGGAAGATGCCGAGATCGATCCAGACGATGACGTCGGCGCCGGGAACCAGCTCGGCGGCCTCCGCGATGAGCTCGGACTTCTGCGCCTGTACGATGTGGTAGGCGAGCGAGTTCTTGGCCGGGTTGTCGGCGGTCGAGTGGGTGATCGGGGGGCCGCGGCGCTTTTGCAGATACTTGGAGAGCCAGCAGTCCTCAAGCGCGGTGTCGAGGCGCAGGAGCGCGGTGATGTCGGCCGCGGCCATTTGCGCGCCGAGCCTTTCGTAGTCCTGCGCCGGGCGGGGATGGCCGGGGATTGGGATAAAGCCGGTGACGGCCAGCACGCTCATCGCGGCTTCTCGATGAACCGTAAAACCTCCTGTAGATCTAACACACAAACCCAGGCTTCCCGGTCCATGACGCCGAAACTTGCCATCAACAATCCCTCCCCATCGGGTCCGTGATCGACGTACTCATCGGGGAAGTAGGCCAAGCCGGCGCAGAATTCGATCTGCTTGTCGTGAAACACGAACGGCGGCGAGAGCCGGATGCCTGCACCATGCACCATAAGGGCAAAGCGGTGCTGGTAATAACGGTTGGACCGGCCTGGGATCGTCCTCGCCTCATGCACCAGGCATAGGAGCCCTCCAGGAACTTCGATGACCTGCGATCCCCCACTTATGTGGCTGGCATCGAAGCCAGGATCATAGCTGTTGAACACGCTGCCATCGACCTTGAGCGCCGTCCCAAGCCGATAAATGAAATACAAATTGTCCCCGTCGACCAACGGCATCCAATTCTTTTCGTGTTTGCGTTCCTTGGGCAAAATCCGCGTCCAAGGCTGGCCGCGCGCGTTGAGCGGGACCATGACCTGCTCGCACCAGCCCTCGGGGTTCAGTTCGCGCACGTTCGAGATCGTCCACAAGCCGCCCTGCCATTCGAACAGCCGGCAATCCTCCAGGCCGCGCACCGGATGAAACTTCGGTTCCGGCCAATTCTCCGGCAATGGCAGTTCATTTACTGCGGTCAACTCCAGATCATCGGATAGATGCACCAGATAATTGCGGGTATTGATAGGATTGACAAACCAATCAGGACTGCAAGTGCCATCCTTACCCCGGATCGCATACACCCCCTCCGGCGTGATCGTGTAGTTGACGGCGCGCACGATCGCCATCGGCTTGCCTTGGTGGTTGATGATCGATGGATTGGTCGCGGCGTAGCCCTCGGCGATCTGGGGTTGAAGTCGGACGGATCGAGCGGAAGGAACATGGTCCACCAGCGGTTTGAGGTACCAATACAGATTGCTCATGGCCTGCTCGCTGCCCTCGAGTGCCAGATCGTTGCAGACCTGCGCGCCGCGGTCGCGGATTTTACCGCCTGCGTAGTAGGCGCAGATCGAGAACTCCTCCCGACAGCCCGATTTGTAGACGAAGTTGTTGACGAACAGCTGGTCGTCGGGCCGCTTTATCTGCATGCCGGCTTCCGAGAACAGCAGGCTCGAGTGGTTCTCGCCGCGCTCCCTGAAGAACCTAGCTGCGTCATACAGCACTTCGGCCCGCGACGGACGCATCTGATAGGCGTGCAGCATCTCCCAAAGGAACTCCGCATGCCGTCCTAAATTGCCAAGCGCGTGAGCGTAATGCAGCTGCGCGTTCCAGCGTTCTTCGGCGAAGCCACCGAGAGAGGCGCGGATCTTGTAGTGCTCCGCAGCCTTCGACCAATTTTTAGCGTCGAAATATGATTGGCCTAAATAAAAATGGGCGCGCTGTATGAGACCTTCATTCGTCTCGGTCTTCAGCATATCTTCGAGCAGCTTGATGTCCCGCTCGAATTTCCCCGGCCTGTTGTGCCCGTCGGCGTGGTCCTTGAACCAGATGCCGTCGATATTGCCCGCCGTGGGCACGTCTAAAAATTCGTGCGTGGGGCACTTATAGTCACCGGTAGCCTTGCGGCTCAGTATGCGCCGGTTCCAGTAGTTCAGTGTTCCGGCAACCTGCCGCACGTCGTAAGCGAGACCGCCGTTGAGCTGCCGCTTCCAGTCGGGATCGTCGACAACCAGGGCCATGTCGGCGTCCGATAAGACCAAGTAGTCCCACGGCAGATGGCTCGCACGCGCAAAGGCAAGCGCCTCGTTGCGCGCCTGGGCGAAGTCGTGAAACACCGTATGTTCGATCTCGACCGTTTTGCCGGCGTCGGCGAACGCTTTCTTGACGATATCAGGCGTGCCGTCGGTCGAACCGGTGTCGACCACGAGCCCGTAGTCGACATGCGGCAGAATGCCGTCGAGGCAGCGCGATATGATCGCTGCCTCGTTCTTGAGGATCGCGGACCACCCCAGCTTCACGCGTGCTTGCGATGCTTGACGATCGCGTCGATGATGTCGCCCTTGTTCCAATGCTCACTGACCTCGGCACCCTCGCTGGCAGCCACGCTCAGCAGTTCGTCCTTGGTCATGTCGTTGAGTTGCGCCTTGGTCGACCTGGTTTCACCCACACCGAACACGCCGCCGGTGGCGCCGGTGACGCCCTCGCCGCCGCCGGCGGTGCCGGGAAGCTCGGTGACGGTCAAAACGTCGATCTCGTCGCCCGGAGTAGCGGTGGCGTTGGCCACGACCTGATGAACCGCATCCTCGCGGTGCAGCGCCTCGATGGTCTCGACGGTGGCAGCGTGGGTAACGCGGGATTTAACCTCATAGGACGGCATGGGACGTACTCCTCTCTGGTTAAGATCGAATGGTTGCTTACGAGTTCTCTACCCTGGCGGCCCCCCTACAGGCACCGGCGGTCGCGCTCCTGGGCCCGGAGGCGCGGGCTGATTCCCAACCAGACTAGTCGGCATGGTATTGCCTTGCGACAATGGTGATGGCTGGTTGCCCTGCGTTTGGCGCGCCATCTGGTCCATGCCGCCGCCCGGAGCGCCAGACCCGGAAGCGCCGAGAGGACCCAACGGCGCCCCACCGGTCAGGGCTGGAAGGATGCCGCGCTGGCCGGACGGGACGCCGGCCTGGCTGGCCAGGAGTCCGGCGGTCAAGTCGCTTGTTATTTTTTGCGTTGCCAGCATCACTCCACTTTGGATCCCCTGTTCCACTTTTTGGCTGAGCGCCTGCTGCTCGCCGCCGCCTTGCTGCTGTTGCTGGAGTTTTTCGAGATCGTCGTCGGACGGTACGATTTCGTCGCCGTCGAGCCCGATGGTCTGAGCGACGCTGCGAAGCACCGCGCCACGGCCCTTGATTCCGATGATCCCCATGTCGATTGGATTCGCCGTGCTTTGAAGAAACTCTACCTGACGCTGTCGCTGGGTTTCACGCTGAATAGCGACGCTCACTCCTTGCACCGAAACATTTTCCTCGCCAGTCAAAAGCCCGGTCGTATCACTGAGCAACACCAGATCGACGAGCTGCTGCAGTGCTCCTTCAAATATCTCGCGGTCTACGTTAGAAGCAACGGTCTGGAGAATCTTTGCCGCGTTGTTCATCAGCATGGCCAAACCGGATGCGGTGCGTCCTGCGCCGCCACCGGGCTGGCCGCCGATGTATTTGGGGATTGCCGAGATGTCGTCCGCTAGATCGACAAAGGCCTTGAAGACGGTCAGCAGGTCTTGCGCGTTCGACTGCGGCTGGAAGAATTCAACCGGAGGTTTACTATTATTTCCAACCGGGTCGGAGGACGCGTGAAATCTCTTCCAAGGATACAGTTCCTCAACATTGTCCTCGGGCCGGACGCGATCGTCATTTATGACCACCATCGGGCCTGAGGAAATGGAGAGATTGTTGACCAGCGAGCGGAGCGTTGCGTTAGCAACGTCTTGTAGATCGGCGATCATGTCGACGAGGCCGTTGCCGACGGGGGTGCCGGGGACTTTCTCGAAGCTGGTCATGTAATAGGGGTGTCTCGCCCGCGGCGAGGGGGAGAGGTTGGCCTTGATGATGTGGCTGCCGATGACGTAGGCGTCGATGTGGTAGTCGCGCAATTCGTCGGCGATGCCGGGCATGCCGTAGTCCTGCAGGAGGCGGCCCTGGACGTTGCCGTGGAACTCCATTTGGTTGATGAGGCCGGAGCGGTTCCAGGCGGGGTTCTCGCGGCTTTCCAGCACCGAGCGTTCGGCGTCGGTGGTGTCCCAGTTGTCGTAGAGGCCGCCGCGGCCGTATTCGTCGAGGACGGCGCGGACCTCGGCCTGGTCGAAGCCGGGCAGGTCGAGGAGGTCGTTGAGTTCGGCGCGGGTCAGGCGCGATTTCTCGATGACGTTGGCGTTGGCGATGTCCGCCACGCCCGGCGTAAACCAGATATCGAAGGGGGATATCCGGCTCCACACCATCTTCGGGATCTGGCGCACCAGCGGCTGGCCGTTGTTCCACTTGACCTCGGGCGCGATGCGCACGGTGGGGCCCTTGATGCAGGCGAACGGGAAGATCGGAAGATCCACGATGAATTCGGCCAGGGCGTGATAAAATCCACCCTCGCGCAGGATCTCCTCGATCCTGTCCTCGGCGGTCTGGGCCTGGTCGGCGGCCTTCTTCTTGGCGGCGTCGGAGGCCGACGCCATGAGGGCGGCGCGACGCATCTGGACGTCCTGCGGGGACGGGGCCTGGCCGGTCGTCTGCATGATCATCTGCTGCTCGTGGGCCATGAGCGCATCGATCTTCTGGACGATATCGGGCGGGACGTCGGGATCGGCCGGCGGGCGAATCGACCAAGGGCGGTCGGAGCCGAGATAGATATCGCGCAGGAGCGAGGAGGCGGCGCGGCACTTCTGGGCGGACAATCTTGCGAAAACCTCGGACCCCCCAAACTTCTTCACTTCCTGGAACTTGGTTGGCGAATACTGGCCGTTGAAGGTGCGCAGGGCCTCGAGCAAGCGATTTGACCAGCCGGCGGCGGTATTGCGGTGGTTACGGAATATTTCGAACTGTGAACGCACCCAACCAGCTAAAGCCGGTGGCGCTGGTTCTGGCGGTGCAGCGGCCTGAGAGCGAGCGAGTTGCTGAGCTTGCAGGTGAGCCTCTAAAGCGGCGGGCGGGACGACCTGAAGCACGCCTTGTTGTTGGCCTAGAGGATTAACCGCCATGGACATGGACCTGAGTACGGCGCGTTATACCGGCACAGGCGCGGCTACAAAATTTTGCCCGGCCGACCATCGCTTGGTTGACATAACGTAGCTTACCACAAACGATGCACGCAATATCCACCCCAGATCGCGGCAGCCCTCGGGTGTGATCCGCTCGGCGGGACACGCCCGAGCATTCCAGGCTACAATATTTTGCCTTGGAAAAATGGACCGGCGGCACATACCGCAGTTTACCACATACAAGACAGGCAATTTCTTTACCGGAAGGTTCAATATGACGACCTTTGTTAGTGCATGCACGGCTGCAATATTTAGCTGCGGCCAATTCGAAAGGTTGCTTGTAGCGTATCTTGCCGCATACGGCACAGGGGATTGCCCGCCCGGACCGAAGTTGCGGTCTGGATACCAACCCTTTGATCTCCGGATGCTCAAGCGCATGACATGACGCGCAGAGAACCTCGATGTTGGAAGGATCTGTACGCCGTTCCGGCGCTTTGGCGTAATGCTCGATATGATGTCCGCACAAATTCTCCGTAGAACCGCACCGTTGACACCGTGCGATCTCCCGCACCTTCCTGCGCACGACGGCATTCTCAGCAGCGCTACGTTCGGCAATGCCACCTTTCCAACCAGGATGCTTAGAGCCGCCGCCTCGAAGGCGACCGGCCGTATAGCAATCCTGCGAGCAAAAAAGCATCTTATCATCGCGCCGCTTCCGGCGCTGAAACGTTTGTCCGCAATGCTCACAGGTGCCGGTTAAATCGACCATACTGGCATCCTTAGCCGATAAATCTTGCTGACGCTTGTCATTTCAAGCCATAGAATGCTCTCCCATGGCCCCCGATAGCAAACCACCAGACGCCGACACTAGGACCTGCGCCCTGGATTCCATGGACGAAGTTGCCGTAGCGAAGCTCGCCCGCGAGATGGCGATGGCGATCCGCAGTTATAGGGTTATTTTCGCGGATTTTGGCATCAGCGAGCAGGACTTCTACGAGATATCCAAGCTGCCGTTCTACAAGCGCGCGTTCGAGCAGTTCACGCTGGAATGGAATTCGGCGCTGTTGACCAACGAGCGGATCAAGCTGACAAGCGCGGCTTATCTGGAGCAGGCGCTGCCGCGGCTGGGCGCGCGGATGATGAGCGACGAGTCGCTGTCGGCGGCGACCGAGGTTGCCAAGCTGTTTTCGCGCAATGCGGGGCTGGGGGGCGACCCCAAGGAGGCCAAGAGCAACGAAAGATTCGTGATCACCATAAACCTGGGCGAGGACGGCGAGGGCAAGCCGGTGGTCGAGAAGTACGACAAGCCGATCGAGAGGATGGGCCCCAAGGACATCGACCTGATTGCCGCCGAGCCTGCCGCCGAGGTGGTGGTGAAGCGCGGGCCGGGGCGGCCGCGGAAAACCCCGAGGCAGGAGGAGGACTGAGCCATGGCCAAGAAGTGGATACAGGGCGCGCGGGAGAAGATGGAGAAGAAAGGCACGGTCGGCAGCTTGCACCGGGCGCTCGGGGTACCGGAGGGCGAGAAGATTCCGCAGGCAAAGCTGGCCGCGGCCAAGAAGAACCGACCGGGGCTGCGCAAGAAGATCCAATTCGCTGAAAATGTAAGGAAATGAGCCTCACCTACACGGCGCCGCCGCTGCCGCTACCTCGTGAGTTGATGCTTGAGGCGATAAGAGTGCTCGATCAAGCCCGGCTCGAAGTAAGACAGCATGGAAGGCTCAGCCGAGCAACTCGAACCAACTTCGACGAAATGCTGACGTGCTTGACCTGCGTCCGGCGATCAATGGGAGGGAATGCCTTCGGCATGGCTGTGTTGGTCGAAACAAAGGCTATAGCGGAGCCCTACCGGACTTCCGAGATCGCCGTCAACAACATCGTCAGAATGGTGCTCGAACTCGTCGAACACTGCATCGGCGAAGAAAACACGCCATGAGCCTCACTTACACGGCGCCGCCGACGCTGTCCCGCTTCATGAAGTCGGAGGTAGACGCTCGCCAGCATTTCTGGCTGCAAAACTTTGCTTCTCCAACAAGGGAGGGCCGAACATAGCGCAACTGGCCGCAAAAAGCGCAGGAAATCTCCTTGCCGGCTCGTGGAACAGGAGCGCGCGTGATACCCTGCCGCCGTGCTGTATCCCGGCACGCAAGGCTGCAAAATTTTGCAGTATTAGCGGCATGTGGAGACACATATCGTGCAACACCGCAAATAATGCACGTAATGTTCTTGCCGGAGCGAACGTATGGCCTAAGCAGCACGTTCCGATAGTTCGGATGCTCGTTTCCATGACAGGTCATGCAAAGAACTTCGAGATTAGAAGGATCTGCTCTACGCTCCGGTGCAACGGCATAATGTTCGACATGATGTGCATGTAAATTTTCAAGCGCACCGCACCGTTCACACTTGCCAACTTCACGTACTTTGCGGCGCGCCACACTTTTCACAGCAGAGCTACGCTTGGAAATTCCACCTTTCCAACGAAAATGGTTTTCGCCTCTTGGCGGCGCGCTTGCCCTCGTGCATTCAACCGAACAATAGCGCACGTTGTCTCTACTCTTTCTCCCCCGTTGAAATGACTGTCCGCAATGTCGGCAAACATGATTTATTTTTGGCCACCTGATATCGGCAGCACATCGTTTGGAGCAATAATGCGTCTTTGCTTGCCTGATGTTACTATTCTGCCGAACGAACGGCTTATGACAACCAGGGCAAACCAATGTCGTTCGTTTCAGAATGCGCATACTCACTCTAATGTCAAATGCAGCATAGCATGTCAATAGAATATACGGCTCCTCCAACACTATCTAAGTTTATGAGGTCAAACGCCTTTTTCCGACTTGCGGCTGGGCCGGTCGGCAGTGGAAAGACGACCGCATGCATCATTGAACTCCTACGCCGGTGCATGACACAGGCGAAAGCGCCAGACGGCATCCGCTATACACGGGTCGCCATAGTGAGACAGACGCTCCGTCAGTTGCGGGACACAGTCTTACGCGACGCGCAAATGTGGCTCGCTGGCCTTGGGGAATGGAAGGTCAGTGAAAATACGTTTTATCTTGATTTCAGCGACGTGCGAAGCGAGTGGGTCTTCATCCCGCTAGAAGACGCCGCAGATCAAGCACGGCTGCTCAGCATGCAACTCTCCATGTGTTGGATCAGCGAGGCTATCGAGTGCAATTTTGATATCGTAGCCCCCATTTCCGGGCGCATCGGGCGCTATCCTTCCGGCAATCGCGGCACTCCGAGCTTCTATGGAATAATCGCGGACACCAACATGCCGCAGCTTCTGACTGATTGGCACAAGCTGATGGTTGATCCGCCGGCAGACTTCCAGATTTTCCAGCAGCCGTCGGGGATGGCGGACAATGCGGAAAACCTCAACTACTTGGTGCAAAACGTCACGACCAGCAAACTGCCGATCAATCATCCCGATCGCATTGCGGAGGGGCGCAAATACTACGAAAGGTTCGTGCAGTTATATGGCAGCTCGCATGCTTGGGTTAAGCGGTATGTTTTTGCAGAGTTCGGAGATGACCCCAGCGGGGAGGCGGTCTTCAAGGAAACATTCAAGCCCTCGTTCCACGTGGTGGACGATACATTTTGCATACCAGGTTACAGCCTCCTCGTAGGAATCGACTTCGGACGCAATCCTTGGAGCCTGGTCTGCCAGGTCGATCATCAGGGGCGGCTGCTGGTTCACGAGGAGATTCCGGCAGTCAACATCGGCCTGGAAAAACAGGTCGAGGAAAGAATACGGCCACGACTGTTCAGCAACAAGTTCGCCGGCGCGAAGGTGATGATTGTTGGCGATCCGGCGGGTGTGGCCAAGGGAACCATTGCGGAAGAAACCAGCTTTGATGCCTTGAAGCGCATGGGTTTGCCGGCTTTTCCGGCTCCCACCAATGACATTGACGCCCGGTTGCGCGCTGTGGAGACCATGCTTGGGCGGCAAACCAATGGCGGCCCATCGCTGGTGATCAACGGGCGCGGATGCCCTATGCTGGTCCGCGCCATGAGCGGCGGCTATCGTTTCAAGCGCCACAAGGAAGGGAGCCTGCGGGCAATCCCGGAGAAGTTCGACGCCGAGGGCTACTCGCACGTGGTCGATTGCTTGCAATATGTGTGTTTGGTGGCCCAGAATAGAAACCTTGTGCAAGAATATGCCCGCCGATTGGTGCCGCGGAAGCGGCCAGTTGAGCGGCACGTCACGGCGGCGGGATGGACCTGAGCCATGAGCGATGCGCAGCAAGGCGACGACCTGGTCCCGAACTTTCCGCTGTCCTGGCTGGAGCGGCTCGATTCCGAGAAGGTGCGGCTGGAGAACCGCAACGCCGACGTTTGGGTGCCGATCCTCGAGCGGGCCAAGGGCGTGGTCGATCATGACGGGATCGAGCGGGTCGCGGCGCAGTCGCTGCTCGACATCCTCAAGGTGCCGATGGGCAAGCGCAAGAACGAGCACTACCAGCGGCTGACCAAGGTCATGATCGATCTCGGGTGGTCGTCGCACCGCATCCACGGCATAACGGCGGGCGGCTACCGCGAGCAGGTGCATGGCTTCTGCCGCGACGCCCGGCACAAGAAGCCGCCGACCGCCGACGAGAAAAGACGGGCCGAGCTGGGGGTGCGGCAAGTGCGGCGGCCTAAAATCGGCTGGCCGGCATTCAAGCGGCAAGTCGTGGAACTGGTGCGCTGCGGGAAGCATCCGGCCGAGCTTGCGGATCAATTCGGGATACCGAAACAGACGATCCGCAATTGGGTCGACCGGCATAACGAGCTCAACCCCGAGGCGCCGGTGGTCATGCCGCAACACAAGCGAGGCCTGCCGCCGCGTAATCCCAATCCGCTCGACATCCCGGTCACCCCGGCATCCCCGGCAGCCATAGCGCCAGCCGAGAAGCCGAGGCCGCAACCGCCACCCGAGCCAGCCGCGAAGCCATCCAAGGCGGCTGCTGCGCCGTTCGAGCTGCCGGACATTCCGGCATTCCTGCGCCGGGAGAAGTAAGTCCAGCGCGAGCGGATCACGTCCTTGTCGGCCCGCAGCCGTTCGATCTCGGCCTCGCGGTTGCCGATCAGCGCGTGCAACAGCGCGTTGGCCTTCATCAGGTCATCGCGTTCGGCACGTAACGGCTCAATGAGGCTGTCGTAGTAGCTCATGGGGATTTCTGCTCAACCAATGAGGCTGTCGTAGTAGCTCATGGGGATTTCTGCTCAAGGGCGGCTTCTGCGTTCCGCAATACGCACTTGTCGGTATTACAGAACCCCCTATCTTCGGTGCAGGTTGGGCAATGTCCGTCAGTTACGAAGTCCTTAAGCGCCGCCCGCAGACGTTCGTTTTCCTCATAAAGACTGAACGCCCCATCCTCATTTCGTGATCTGTGGTCATCTCTCCCACTCACCTCCTGGCCGAGAGCGGCATCTATTATTTTGTCGAGAGCGTGCGGCCTGCCATATACGGACCTTCCTTCAACATACGGCCGCAGCCAATGGAGCGCGGCTCGCAGCCGTTCGATTTCGGCCGCCTGCTGCTGGATAAGTTCGCGCCTGACTTTTTTATTAGCCGACAGCATCGCGCGGTTTCTAGTGGCAGGGTTCTGCTCGTGGCATACGATACTCCGGCAAGTTAAATCTCATAGGCTGGTTATATTCGACCATTTCCAACCAAGCCCACGTATTCTCTAGCCGTATAGTTACCGGGTACCACGCCCACCAGAGCCTCCATTCATCGTCACCCATGATACGATAACGCTCACGTTTGGTCGACCATGGCTCTCCCCATTGCATTTCACAACTCCCATCCGCAACTTGTTGAACGCCCCCTTAAGCGCCGCTCGCAGCCGTTTGATCTCAGCTTCTTGCTGCTCAATGAGGCTGGCGTAGCTCATGAGCACCGCCCGCAGCCGCTCGATTTCGGCCGCCAGCGCAGCAATATCGCGTTCGTAGGTGGCATTGCGCTCCTGCGAGCGGATCACGTCCTTGTCGGCGCGCAGCCGCTCGATCTCAGCCCGCGCGTCGTCACGCTCATTGTGAAGTTGATCGTGGCCCCGGCAAATGCGTTGGTAATCGGCGCGCAGCCGCTCGATCTCGGCCTCGCGGTTGCCGATCAGCGCGTGCAACAGCGCGTTGGCCTTCATCAGGTCATCGCGTTCGGCCGCCAAGCAGATTGGGCACATTCCATCTGCGACCGCGGCCTCGGATTCCCAATGCGCGTGCCTGCATGGCATTTTGGAATTCAACCCAAATGAACTCTGGCGCGCGGCGCCCAGCACCGATCGACGATCTTTCCGGTCGGGTCGAGCAACCTCACTTCGCCCTGTCGCAAGTCGCGCTTGATCTTATCGAAGACGGGCCGGACTGACGATTCGTCCGGTCCTGTGGCGCGGACCTTGCGGGTATCGGAATAGCGCCCGCCGTGACGATCAACGATCCATGGATTAGACATTCACCGTTACCCTCAAGCAAACATCTTGAACAGGATTGCGCTTGTCATCGCCATATTGGTGCCGACCATCCATTTCAAGACCGTCAAATCGGTTTCGATCTTGCCGGCCCGGTTTTCATAGCCGGCGGCCTCTTCGGCAGCGGCGCGTGCTATCTCGTCCGGCACGTCGCCGGCCCGCAATGCAGCGTAGAGTTTTGCCATCATGACGGTCATTCGAGGTGGTGCTCCTTGGCGCTTCGTGCTGCGCGCCCCGAAGGACGCGCAGAGGCGAAACGTCAATCAGCGGCAGATTTGCTGCCAGCCATTGCCGTTCCATTCCCAGCGGCAATCGGCGTGCGCCGGGGCCGTAGCCACGGCAAGACCAGCAATGATTGACAGCACGGTAAGGATAGTTTTCATGGTTTAGTCCTCGCTTGTGCGCCGCGCCATGCGGCGTTCGTTAGAGTCGAAACTGGACTCATCAGGCACCGCGTCACGGTGCGACCGGCAAGGCCTAGTAGCCGCCGGTTTCGTCCTTCAAGGCGCCGTCGCCGTCTCCAAGCGCGCGAGCCGGTTGTCCAGGCGGCCCAGTATGTCCTTCACCTGCACCATGTCGCGGGCGAGCCGCAACACCATCTCGGTCAGCACCGTCTGTCCATAGGAAAGCTCGCGCACATTGTGTTCGATGCTGTCCATCCGTTTTTCAATG